CTTCGAAAGAAGGAGCCTGATCCTCGGACCTATGAGGCGGGCAAGATCAAGGAAGTTATCATCAGATACATCTCTCCACTTCAATTGTGGATAAATGTTATCTTTTGTCACAACCTTTCCAGCGAACTCAGCAAGTTCACTAGAAATTAAGGTCTTGTCTTTCGCATAGGGGCAGCCAGTTGCTTGGAGGAAAGATTTGTACTTCTCGAATAATTTCTTATTCAAGATTACAACATCATCCCCAAGGACATAGAACTCATTGTCATGTCTCCTACCATTTAAGGTATAGAGAACAAGGCCATGAGTAAGTGTAAAGGTGAAAAACGAAGGGTTAAACCCTAAGGGTTGACCCCGTTTCCACACAATATCACCCAATTCCGAATGCCAGTTGGCTCGAGAAACATCTCGAAACAATTTAACATACGGGTTGGCATGTCCGTAGATAGTTTCTAATACTATCTCTTGCAACTCATACGGAAAGTAATCTGTGGCAGATGACAGGTCTACAGAGTAGACTTGTTTACCTGCTTCCAGAGCTTTCTGCATGATTGGCAATGCCTTGCCTTGATCGTGGGTACAATCCCAATCAAGACTCCGGACAAGTCTACCAAGATCTTCCTTAAGTGGTTGTGAAGCCACTTGGAATAACCGGTAGGGAGAAGCAATGCTTCTCAACTTGTATCCAGGTTCCTGAAGGAAATGAACCTCACCGGCCACCATGGGTGTATTCGTTCTGTCATCGAGTGACGCAGAGTCACAAACTCTGTTCATATCGATGCCCTTAAAAACATGAGAATAAATCTCATGCCATAAGGACCGAATATGAGTCCATGTCGGATCGTTATCAGAGAGGAAAACCTCACTGAGTAACTTTTCCGATTGTGGTACGGATCCAAACTTCATCGTTGGGGCACGCTTTTGAGGCGAACCTCTCCAATAAAGGATGGATTGAGGATTTCCACGAATGGTTCGTCCCCGGATAGTGGACTTCACCGCCTGTCGAAAACGACGGATGAAGTTAGTCGGTATTTCTACCGGCTTAGCATTGACTGCTGTTAGGAATTTCTTCCTCTGTTCACCTGTCAACTTGACAGATGTCCAGTGAGTGTAAGCCATAAAGGCGTTAAGAACTTTTACAAAGTTCTTATCGGACTTTAGGCCCCACCTCAACAGTGAGCCAACAACGCCCTTGATCTCACCCTTCCTATTTCTTGCTAAAGAAGTAGTTAGAGGAGATTTCGAGCGTAACTGGATGAGTGTAAGTTTCAGAGA